CCATGTTAGCTCCTCCTATATCTGTGATAATTCGGGTATCTCCGTTGCGTCCGTTACGGCTGCCGTGATCGGGGCTGTGCTGAAGGATACCGAAACAGGCGCAGAACCGCCGCTCATATTTGCATATGCCTCGTCAATGATACTGAAATTTCCGTTGAAGTCCTCCTCGTTGAACTTATCTGACGGTGACAGCAGCTTAAGTCCGAGATTTTTTGTCTGTGCCATGATCTTTCCTCCCTACTATTCAAACGCAAGCCAGTCGATATTGTATGTTCCCTCCGGCAGGCTGACTATATCCAAGCCTGCATTTGGTCCCATGCAAAGCACTGCATAATATTTGCCGTACTGATTCCTCACCGTCGTGCAGATGTTGTAATAAGGCGAAGGTGTAAAGCTGCTACGCACGGATACAAAGATCTGCTGCGGCACAAAGCCTGATATTTCAAGCTCCACCGACGCAATCGCAAGCGGTTTTCCCCTCGACACCTCGAACACCGATGTGCCCTTGTGTATTTTCAAAGCTGTGGAGATCGCCTCGTCCACCTCCTCGCCCGAAAATCTCAGCTCATACGTCAGCTCGTTTTCCGGTGCGGCGACCCGTTCCTCCAATGTTAATTCCGCCATTATATGCTTACCTCCTCGTAAATTTGTTCCTGAGTGCTTACTCCCACAGCCTTGATATTACAGCTCAGTCCGCCGTCAAAGCTGTAGGACTGATCGGTTATGGGTATGGAGTAAGAATTTACTCCGTCGCTGTAAACCACAACGTCTCCCGGCTCAAGTCTTGGATCCCCCAGACGCTGACTGAGAGCTGCCGTGTGCCACGACATTCCCCCGAGCCGGTGCCACAGCGACTGAAAAAGCTCGTCCGTCATAAAGGGATTTTCAAATTCGATCAGCCTACCGGACTTTCCGGAAATATCCCCGGCGGTAAGCTGAACATCCTTTGAAATGCGGCAGATAAGACCGGCTATGACATTCGGCTTTTCGGACAGCGTGGGAATGTCTACCGTGTTTTCGTCCAGCAGCTTAACGGGAGCTCCGTACCACCTTCTGACGTATCTGCCGTATCTGTCAATGCAGCCGAACTGACCGTAAGCGGAGGCGATATATCCTAGCATCTGCCGCATGGTAGTACCCTTCGGCACGTCGCCGATCGTGAACTTATAGCTGCGGGTCTTAAGCCGCTTGCCCCCTGCATACAAAGCTTTTCCGGATCTTTCGGACAGCAGACTGCGGTCTGCGTAGCTGTTTTCGTTTCCGTTGGGAATACCAAGCTTTGTGCAGATCTCACGTTCTATCCACATCGCCTCACGGGAAGAACTGGAGGTCTGCACATACTCTTTGTCCGCAAAATACAGCCTGTCGCAAAGAGTAAGGTCGCAGGTATCGCCTACCTTTTTGGACTTTACGCAGGTAAAGACCCCCATGGGTATCAGGCAGCCGTCCATGATCTCCGAAAGCCCCCTGATCTGCGCTCCCGTAAGGCTTGACAGATTGCCGTATGTAAAAGAGTGCAGATCGCCGTAGGTAACGTCATGGGGCGAGAGATCCTTAAGATAAAGCTTAAGAGCAAATTCCCTGCCCAGAAAATCTCTTCCGCCGCCGTTATACAGGCTTATTGTCCACTGGGCGGAACAGATCGCTCCAAGCTCGATATCGTCCGATGACGCCGTTGTCTGTGCCGACGAGCTTGCCGAGAAAATGTCGTTTCCCATGATAACCTCACCGGTACGGACGTCCTCCAGCCATATACGCCATGTTCTGCAATAGCTTTCTATTTTCCGGACGATATTGTCATTTGATATTTCAAGCATTTCACCGTCCTCCTACTGCTGAATAAGATCTACGGCAAGCCCCTTGCACAGCTGCCGGTTTTTATCCCAGCCCCACACCTCATAGGTCGGGTCTCCGGCATAGACGGTATAGGTATGCTCAACGAACTCCTCGTCAAGCAGGGTCACGGTAAAAAACGCTCTGTCAATGTTTGATATGTATTCGTTTATCCTGCCGACCTCCTCCGGCGTAAGGTCAGCCCACTGTATGGAAATTGTTTTCTTGATATCCCGTATATCTCCTACCATGGTGCAGTTTGACGTTCGTCCCGCATTTTCGGACCATATCTTATTGTTTGTAAATTTAACTCCTCCGTCGGCGGGACAGGGCATATCCTCGCCGCCGAATTTCAGTCCCGTATAATTCATTTCGCACCTCCTATGCCTTTATCGGCGATCTGCCGTTGCGCTTGATAAAATCGTTTATGTCGTCTATCACAAGCTGTGATATCACCCTGCCGTTGAGGCTGACAGGTATCGTTACGCTGACCTTCTGATTCCCCCCTGTACCGCCGTAGGCTACGAGAGCTTGCAGGACTGCCTGAGTGATTGTATCAAGCGGAGCTTCAATATTCGTTCCGTGCTTTTGATCACCCAGTATGGCGAGAAATTCGGAGTTAGGCGGGATAACCGCACCCGTTGCCAGCTTGGGGATCTCGGGGATATCTATTTTGTCAAAATCAAAGCCGAAGGTCTCTCCGCCGATACCGGGTACCCAATCAGGAACGTCCCAGCTGAGGGTGTTGATCTTATCAATTATCCAGTTGATCGCACTTTCTATCGCTCCGGTAAGCTTGTTTATCATGCCTATAATGAGGTTTATCGGGATCTTTGCAATGCCTGCAAATTTGTCCCATATTCCCTTGAAGATATTCTTTATACCCTGCCAAGCCTTTTTCCAGTTGCCGGTGAAAACGCCTGTGATAAACTGCACTATTCCCTTCAGAGTGGTTATCACGCCCTTTACAGCGTCGATTATTCCGCTGATAACGATCCTCACCTTCTCTGCAATGCCGTTTACTACCTTTGCCACAATAGGTCCGAGGACGTCTACCAGCCATCTCACTATGGGAGCGATAAACTTGTTGTATATTTCCGTCGCTCCTGTGATAAGCTCACCTACGAAATCAAGAAATTCAGCTATCAGAGGCTGAAGATGCTCTGTCCAGATCCGGTTCAGTATTTCCATAAGGTTATCGAATATGGGTCTGAATATCGTTTCCCAGCTGTTCAGGAGAACGTCCTTTATCGTAATTATTGCAGTTTTTATCCCGTCGAATATGGGCTGCCCCCATGTTGTCCAGAAATCGGAGATCAGCTGCCATACATCACACCAGAGCTGTGCGATAAAGCCTAATACCGGACATACAGCCTCAGTCCACAGGGTGTCGAAGATCTGCTTTATGCTGTCAAAAAGAACGCCCAGGGTGCTCCACACCTGGGTGTAAAACTGCGTTATCAGCGGAAGTCCGACGTTCAGGAAGTTGCTGATGATGGGATATACGGCGATATTCCATATGTCGGAGAAAACCCTGTTGAAGGTATCGAAAAGTCCGACGGCAATATTTCCAACAGTTAAAAATACGGTCTGAAGATAGACTGTAAAATCTCCCGAAAGATAGCGCTTTAACGGCTCTGCAAGGCTTTTTATATCATTGAAAATGCCCGAAAGTATACCGGCAAACTCCTTTCCCTCGACTTCAAGACCGCCCCACAGATCAGAAAAAATACCGCTGAAATTTGTATCGAAATACCTGTGTATAGATCCTAAGTTTTTTTTCAGACCGTCAAAAAAGCCGCCCAGCTTTTTCTCTGCGCCGGAGGTATCCACATCGGGTGTGACGGACGGCGAAGTCTGCGTGCCCCCTGCTGTCTGCATATCAGCGCCGCCGGAGGGACCTTTACTGTCGCCCAGCTTATTTATCCGGTCAAAGCCCATAACGCTGTTTTCATTTGCTTCTTCAGCTTCCTCAGCAGCGGAAGCCATTTCGGCATAGCTGTCCGCCGCAGTATCGGAATTGTCGGCAAGATCCGCCGTATCTGCCGCAAGTGCGCCTGAGGACGACGTGCCTGATGACATATCAATACCGAAAACCTCCGCAACAGCCGAAGCAGCTCCCTGCGCCCAGCCGATAAGCTCGGACAATGCTGAATTTATTGTCCTTACAGCAGGCAGAAGCACTCCCATAAGCACCGAGCCTATCACTGAGGAAAACTCTTTCCATTGCTCGGAAAGTATTCTCGTCTGATTAGCCCAGCCGTCGGAGGTCTTTGCAAAGTCTCCCTGTGCAAGAGCCGTCTGAGACATTACATAATTGTATCTCAGCTGGACCTTTTCCGCCTGAGTCATTTCGGACGTACTCTTTGAAATGCCCTGAGAAAGCGCATACGCCTGCAAATTAGCGTCAGTCATAACTATGCCGAACTGCTTGAGCGTTTCCGTTTCGCCTGTGAAAATTGACTTCAGAGCAGTCGAAGCGACCTCCTGCTCAACATTGTAGAAGGACGCCATATCGGCGGAAAGCCCCGTCAGAGATATTGCCATATCGCTTGCGCTGTCCTGAGCCAGACCCATTCCGCTTGCCATTGCCATAAAGGTGGAGCCTGTCTGCTTAGCCGCAAGCCTTGATATTCCGAACTGCTTTATAGAGGTATCTGCAAAGTCCTCCATTTTACCGGACATTGAGCCGAATGCTGTGTCAACGACATTCTGGACTTCCGCCATATCTGAGGCGGTTTCTATGGATTGTTTTCCGAAGCTGACAAGCATTTTCACCGAGAAAGCCGCAGCAGCAGCTCCCGCAATTTTGCCCAGCATTGATCTCAGTCCGCCAAGACTGCCGCTTATATTACTTACGCCTTTACTGAAGCCCTTGCTGTCGATCGAAGTATCAAAATTCAAATGTCCGTCTGCCACTTGTACCCCCACTTCCTTTCAGAAGGTTTCGGGTACGCTTGGTACGCTGTGAAACCGATTATTCGTTTTTGTATACGTTTAATGCTTTGCACTTGCGGCAAACTATACTGATGATCCCCGAAAAGATTCCCTCAAACAGCAGTCTGCCGCACTTTTTACATCTGTATTTGTCCATTTCTGCCGCTTTATCCCTCAGCTGCCGGCTGTGTTTCGGGGACGTCGGAATCGGAGGTCTGACCGTCTGTTGCCGTGAATTTACGCTTTGAAAAGTCGAACGTACCCTTGCGTCGTGTGCCTGCGTTGGTTATCGTAAACGGTATCTGAATGCCGCTGGTGTCTCCGCCCACCGACTTCGGGGTGACATACACCTGCTCCTGATACGCCCAGATAGTTTCAAGGGTACCGTCTGTTTTCTCTTTGAACATAACGTCCACCTTTGTGGTTTTACAATATGTGCCTGTCATGCGGTCGTTTGCTATTGTAAGCAAAGCCTCCGCCAGAGCCTCCTGACTGCCGTCGGCGTTGCTGCAAACGTAGTAGGGGTCGACCTCGGATGATACCTCGTAGCCGTTGATCGACACGGAATTTTCCCCGAGAATATTTTTCTTTGTCTCAACGTCCGGATTAAGCTCCTCGCTGTACTCCTCCAGATCCGAACCCAGTCTTACATAGTTTGTCTGTGTCGCCCAGCCTGTTATTGCAAGGGACGCTGCATCGATAAAGTGTGCAAGAAATTTGCGCTGCATTTTTTCTGCTGCCATAAAAAATCGCTCCTTTTTAATTAAATATTATCCTAAAATCTTGTTTATCCTGTCTATCTGCGCCTGCTCCTCGGCAGTACGCCTGGGTCTCAGGTCGATAAGCTTCCTGTGCTCACGGTAAAATTCCTGCTCGTATTTTTCAAGCTTTTTATGCCTTGCTTTTTTCAGCCGGATATTTATCACCTGCGAAAAAAGCCCCTCTCCTATTTCACCGAAAAAACCGAGAAATTCCCACCAATGCAGATAGTCTGCACTCCGCACGGAATAGCCTGCGGCCTTGTTTACCGCCGGGAAGATAATGCTTTCGTCCTGCTCCCAGTCAATGGTTCTGATGTCGGGCTTATTATCCTCCCGTGGCATATCTCCGCCGCCGACAAACCAGTATGCCTTGTCCGCAGCCTCCTGCATATCCGCCTGCGGGATCTTCTGAAGATCCACATACAGGCATTTGAGACACACATAGCATTTTTCCCGATCTGTCAGTTCCGGGTCGTTAAATGCCGAAAATATATTCAGCGCCACACGGAAATCCGACCGTATGGCATATGACCTTCCGCCGATCTCCAGCGACGTGGGAAGCTCGCCTATCATTTTAACAGCTCCGCAAGAATGGCGTTTTTCTGCTCCTTGCTCAGACCGTCAATGTCTATCGCCGGCTGGGAGACCATTCCCGCATACCTTGGCATTGCCGTCGGCTGAGAGGTTATGGGCTTTATGTATTTGTCTGTCTTTTCCTCTGACCTGATCTGCTGCTCCTTAAACGCCGAACCGAAATCCTCCCTGATGACCGGTATCAGTGCATTGAGGAAATTTAGCAGAACAGGCTGACCGTTGGAAGCCACCGACATACAGTTCTTATTGCCGAACGCCGCCGTGCAGACGTCGCTGTCAAATGCCTTGTTGACGATGCTCCTTGCCGCTTTGTCAAGTTCGGATAAAAGCTCCTCCGAGGGAGCTTCGACCCCGGAATATTTCTTCTGTATCTCCTCCGTCTCCCTCATAGCTGTTCTGAACCTGTCCACAAATCCCAGATCCGAAACGTCGATCCGTATGGTGTTGCTCTCGTCGCCGTTGATGGCGTATTCCTTTATGTTCCCTGATTCAAAATTGATTGACTGCATTAAATTGACCTC